TCCGCTGGATAAGGAGCGGCATTACGACACGATGAATATTTATGACAAGGATATTCAGTCGTGTATGGGGCAGGAAGTCAAGGGAGGTAAATAATGCCAGAGAAAGACACAGAACGAGAGTTGCTGTCTCGGTTCAAATGCGCACGAGAACGCCGGGAAGAAATAAAGACGGCGTTGGATCAGGCGCAGGAGGAATACGAGAAAGCGGAATCACGGCTCATCGAGTTTATGGAAGCGAATGGCGCCATATCCACAGCGAAATATGAAGGCATCGGGTATGCGCAGATTCAGAAACCAAGACTCTATGCGAGCTGTCGGCAGGAGAACATGGACAGGCTTTTTGATTTCCTTAAAGACCAACAGCGTGAGGATCTTATCAAGACAACTGTCATGCCGCAGACCCTTTCGAGCTTCACGAAAGAATGCATAGAAGCTGGAATCGAGCTTCCGGAGTTTATCAATTATTACTTAAAACCAACAGTCAGGCTTTACGCCTGAAAAACTAAGGAGGCATGACATGAGTCAGGAAATCGTAAAAGCGCAGGGCGGTGCTCTAATGCAAGCGGACAAGGAACAGAGAGGTTTTGAATCCGGCGTTGATCAGCAGGACTTGATCATCCCGAGAGCGAAGCTCATTCAGGCGTTATCGCCTGAGATGCAGGAAGGGTTGCCCGGCATAAAGGTCGGGGCGATCATTAATTCGCTCACGAAAGAGGCGTTACCGGAGGAGTTTATCCCGATATTCTCCTTCAAGAATTACATTCGTTTTAACCCAAGAAGCAAGGACGATCCGAATTTCGATTCGGACTTCGAGCCGGGAGCGATTATCTGGCGTTCAGCGGACCCGAATGATCCGCAGGTTCAGGCGCAGACGAAGTTCGGGCCTAACGGCGAGAAACCGGTGGCGATAACGTTCCTTAATTTCTTCTCGTACTTCCCGGGCGTGCCGATGCCGGTGATCGTAAGTTTCGCAAAGACGAGTTATCGCACCGGAAAACAGCTTTTATCGCTGGGCAAGTTCCGAGGCGGGGATATGTTTTCCCGCAAGTATCGTTTGACCTCGCAGATGGAGACAAACGATATCGGGACGTACGCCGTTTTGAGGGTGGCGCCTGTGGGCGACGCCGCACCGGAGGAGTTCGCCGTGTGCGAGAGGTTGTGGAAGGACTTCGCCGCAAAAGCGAAGGATATACAGGTTCACGTTGAGGATACCACGGAGGAAGAAAGACCATATTAAATACATAAGGGGTGGGGACGTTTTGTCCTCACCCCTGTTTTTATAGGAGTGTGTTTATGAAAATACCGGAACAGTTACGTGATAACCGGTATGGTTTCCTCAAACTCCGTGGTCAGACAAAGATACCGCTCGAGACAGGATGGCAGAAGAAACCGTACCGATTTATTGATATAGAGGCGTGGGTTAATACCGGCAACAATTACGGCGTGATGGGCGGCGAGGGTGAGCTTATCGTTCTTGACGCTGATCAGAAAAGGATCAGCGAGATCGCTGAGTCGGACTTGCCGAAAACATTCACGGTTAAAACACCGAAATGCGGGCATCATTATTATTTTTTGTGCCAAGAGATCACACGCAAGATTGTCCTTAATAAAGACAAAGAACATTTCGGCGAGATTATCTCGAGTGGCGCTCAGGTGGTCGGGTGCGGTTCGATTCATCCGGACACAAAGACTGCGTATGAGCTTTTTCGTGATATGGGGATAACTCGCATCAGCCGGGAGGAAATCTTCTCGCCGTTCGCTGAGTTTTTGCTTGATGACAAGCAGTTGTTTGACGGCATTAAGCCGGAAGATTTGGATATCATGACCGTTCTGCAGAAGAACGGCGTTGAGCTTAAAAAAATATCAGGGCAGTACGCTTGCACGCATCCGGTTCATGGTTCAAAGACCGGGATGAATCTTGTTGTTCATCCGCAGAAGAACGTCTGGAAATGTTTCCGCTGTAATTCAGGCGGAGGCACGCTTCTTCTGATCGCCGTGCTTGAGGGGATTATTGAATGCCAAGAAGCGAAGCCGGGAGTTTTGCGTGGTGAGTTGTTTAAGAGAACCGTTAAGGCCGCAGAGGAGAAGTATGGTTTTAAGGTTAAACGTGAGGAGACGTCAAGTTTTCCGAACGGGTTATGGAACGATGAGTGGAACGCAAAGCGGCTTGTGGAGCGACACTCCGGGCTTATCAGGAATTGCGATAATCTCGGCGGATGGCATGTCTGGGATGGCAAGGCGTGGAAGCTCGATGAGATTCACGTTATCACGGCTCTTTCCCGGGATACGGTAAAGACTTTTCATGATTACCTTCAGCAGATGGATGAGGACGAGCAGAAGTATTTTATCAAGCATATGCGCATCTCAGGTAATGAGGCGAGGCTTAGAGCGATGTCGAATGTGGCTCGAAGCTGGCCGGGGATGTCGGTTCGGTCTGATGATTTCGATGCGGATCCGTATTTATTGAATTGCCAGAACGGCGTGCTTGATTTAAAGGCGGGGAAGATTATCCCGCACAGCCCGGACTTTCTTCTCACGAAAATATGCAACACATATTTTGACTCGAAGGCGCAATGCCCGGAGTGGTTGAAGTTTCTTGATACTATTTTTAAGGGTGATAAAGAGTTAATCGATTTTATTCAGAAGGCTGTCGGTTATGGACTTACCGGCGATGTGTCGCAACAGGTGTTTTTTATCCTGCATGGTGATGGTGCGAATGGTAAGTCAACTTTCGTTGAGACGTTCTATAAGATTCTTGGCAGTTACGCCGCAATAACGCCTACCTCGACATTGATAGCGAAGCGGGGAAATGAAATTCCCAACGATGTCGCACGGCTTAAAGGCGCACGCTTCATTATTTCATCAGAGCTTGAGCGTTCAAAGACGCTTGATGAGGCGTTGGTCAAACGCTTCACGAGCGAGGAGCCGATCTCGGCTCGGTTTTTAAGGCAGGAGTTTTTCGAGTTTAAACCCACCGGCAAGATTTATCTCTCAACAAATTATAAGCCCACGATTAAGGGAACGGATGACGGCATCTGGCGGCGCATCCGGCTTATTCCGTTTGAGCATAAATTTGAAGGCGAGAACAAGATTGAGAAGTTCGCTGAGAAGTTTTTGTATCCGGAATTGCCCGGCATATTGCGCTGGGCTGTTGAGGGTTTTCTAAAGATGCAGAAGGAGGGCATGAAGCCGCCGCAGATCGTGCAGTGCGCAACGCAGGACTATAAATCCGATGAGGACGCCATCGGCGCTTTCTTGGATGAGTGCTGTGAGTTTGGCGAGATGGAGACGGTCGCTGTTTCCGAGCTTTACGATTCGTTTAAGGAAAACTCGGACGCTTTCATGCGCAAGAAAGACTTCAGCGATTACATGGAGAAGCACGGGTATCAGAAGGACAGAGGCACGGTTGGTCGGCTTAAAGGCAGGTATTACTGGCGAGGGCTTAAACTTCGGGAGTTGCCGAAGGGGGAGGATTCAGATGAGCGGCCATATTAGGGTTAAAAAGTCCACCGCTATAAATCGTTTATTATCAACGAGTTCTGGCGAGTGGTGGAGATAGTGGAGTTTTTTACCTATAACTCATGTATGAGAAAAGTTTTGTTTTTATATATATGTACAGGAGAAATGGAAAATCTCTCCACTTTCTCCACCGCATTTGCGTAAGTCGTTGATTTGTAAGGAGTAAACTGCGGTGGAGTTTTTTAGAGGGTTAGCCCTTTGGAGGTGCAATGGATAAGCACGAGCAGTTTAAACGGCTCTATAAGAAATTCTTGGATGGCTCACGCTGGCTCAACAAGAAGATGCAGGAAGGCACAGCGACAGAGAAGGACAAGGAAGAATTTAACCTGCAGGTAGTCGAGCCTATGGACGCTATGTGGGCAACGTTCACTGATGAGGAGAAGGCGGGCTGGGAGCAGGTTAAGTACGCAGTTGATCTGTTTGAGGGAACGATTGTTCTCGAGGATGAGGTGAAGTCAAGCAAACAAGATGAGGCACGAAGCAGGAGGAAGAAGAAGCGATGGAGAAGATATTCCCAATCATATTAATCGTCTTAGATTTCGCCGCAGGTGTGGTGTACGCATGCGGTGGTGATGTACGGCACGCAATCTACTGGGCGGCCGCAGGAGTATTGACGATATGCGTGACGTTTTAACGCAAGTATTTTTACGGGTCCTTCCGGGGGCGGCTTGGGCGAGGGTCGGGCGAGGCGCATTTTGTGAGTGATTTAAAATTTTAAAAATGCGTGTCAGTGTCAGTAAGGTCAAAACAATGCGGCCAAAACGGTCACAAAGGGCTCAAAAAGGCGTGTTTTGTGGGTAGATTCGTTAATTAACGAGCAAAAAGGAGGAATTTCGATGGCGAATATTAATGTTAATCCGGACATTTGCGATGTCAGTGTGTCAGAGCTGAAACCGGCTCCGTATAACCCGAGAGAGATTTCGGACGAGGCGTTGGCGGGGCTTCGGCAGTCGCTTGAGCGATTCGGGATGGTGGATTTGTTGGTAGTCAATAAACGCAACATGAGAATCATCTCGGGGCATCAGCGTTACAAGATTTTGCAGGAGGCGGGCGTTGAGAAAGTAACCGTCATCATGGTTGATGTGGACGAGATCGCCGAAATGGCGATGAACGTCACGCTTAATTCTCAGGAGATCGCTGGGCAGTGGACAGCGGCGTTGATTCCGCTTCTTGAGAAATTGCGCACCGAGAATGGTGACGCATATATCGCTTTACGTTTACAGGAACTCAGGGATCAGGTGCGGGAGTTTGAGCAAGAGAATATTGGCAAGACTTTACCGGATGATTTACCTGAACCGCCGAAGGATTTAATCACCAAGCCCGGTGATTTATGGATTCTTGGTGATCACCGTTTGTTGTGTGGTGACAGCACCAAAGAAGAAGATGTCGCACGGTTGATGGACGGAGAGCAGGCGGACTTGCTTGCGACAGACCCGCCGTACTGCGTTGATTATACCGGCAAGAATAGACCCAACGGTGGCAGGGATTGGTCGAACGTTTATCACGAGATCGATATCCCGGATGCATCGGCTTTCATGAGAAGTTTTTACTCGGTCGCTCTGAAATTTATCAAACCGCATACGGCGTTGTATCTCTGGCACGCATCGAAGCGCAGAAGTGAGATCGAGTGTGTATGTCAGGAACTAAATATTCTCATTCACCAGCAAATAATATGGGTTAAGCCGTGCGTGATTTTGACCTATTCGTTTTATTCATGGCGGCATGAGCCATGCCTTTTGATGTGGGTTAAAGGGCAGAAGCCGCCTTATCGGCCGAAGGACAAATCTATCGGAAGCGTCTGGTCGATTGACTTCGTGCGCTCAGGCGATCCGACTACGCCAGAGTATCACACCGATGTTTGGGAGCTTGATTGGGAAGGAAAGAAGCGGGGAAGCTCGATCGCAGAACATCCTACGGTTAAACCGACCGAGGTGTTCGCCATACCAATACGGGTACATACGCAGGTGGGGAATATTTGTTTTGAGCCTTTTTGCGGATCGGGTTCACAGATAATCGCCGCAGAGAGATTAAATCGCCGGTGCTTCGCCATGGAACTTGAACCGTTCTTCGTGGATGTGGCTGTTAAACGCTGGGAAGAATTTACCGGAAAGAAAGCGGTGAGAGCTTAATGGAAGAAGTAAAGCCGAAACAGAACTTGGCGGATATCGCCCGGAAGAAACGTTACCTGCACTTAATTGAAAAATTGCACAGCGGCACGCCGTTAACCAAGATCGAGATCAGAGAGCTTGAGGAATTTGAGAAAGAACCGGAGGCACCGACCGTTGTTAAGAGCGCAGAGGAAGTAGCGCAGTTCATGGACGTGTCGGAGCGCACGGTTTACCGCTGGCGTAATGAAGGCATGCCGGTAACCAAGGACGGGTACTACGATCTTGAGCGGATCAGGGTTTGGTTTGAGGAAAGAGAAAAGACCGGTGATGGCGAAGGCAAAGCGTATTGGGAAGAAAAGATCAGGAAGTACAAAGCGACGCTTCTTGAGATTGAGTTGAAGAAAGCTCAAGGCGAGCTTATCTCGAGCGAGGAAGTCGAGCGTGGGCGCATTTCAAGGATCATTGGGGTAAAGCGTGCATTCTTGGCGTTGCCGACACGGCTCGCTCCGGCTCTATCTATGCAGGAGCCGAGAGAAATTGAGGTAATTCTTTATGAAGCGATTTCGGAAATTATCGATGAATTCGCGGGAGTTGTGAATGAGAACAGCGAAACAGGACAGGAGAATTTGGACACAGGCGGAGCGGCAGGCGTGGAAGCGCCCGGCAAAGATAACGGTCAGCCAGTGGGCTGATCAGTATCGATATCTTAATCCGGTAACGTCAGCCGAGCCGGGCAGGTGGAAGACCATACGCACGCCGTATCTTCAAGGCGTTATGGATGCTTTCACGGATCCGTATGTCGAGGAGATTACGGTCATGGCGGCTTCGCAGGTCGGCAAGACTGAGGGCATGTTTAACATGCTGGGATACCTGATTGATCAAGACCCGGGCCCCACATTGGTGGTGTTGCCGAGGGAAAACGACGCAAAGAGCGTTTCCTATAATCGTGTGCTTCCCATGATTCACGGTTCTCCGGTTCTTCGCAACCGCATGCCGGTTAATGCTGACGATATGACGAAACTCGAATATCGTTTTGACCGGATGATTCTTTTCTTCGCTGGATCGAATAGTCCTGCTGATCTTGCCTCACGCCCGATTCGTTATTTGTTTTTAGACGAGATAGATAAATACCCGAGATTCTCGGGACGTGAAGCGGATCCGATTAAGCTGGCGACCGAGCGGCAGAAAACATTCTGGAATAAAAAGACGGTTAAAGTATCAACACCGACTACTCGTGACGGTTATATTTTTCGTGAGTTTGAGAGATCTGATCAACGCAGGTTTTTCGTTCCGTGCCCGCATTGCGGCGGGTATCAGATACTCGTGTTTGGTCAAATCAAATGGCCGGAGCATGAACGGTCAGCGGAGAAGATCAGGAATGAGCGTCTTGCGTGGTATGAGTGTGAGCACTGTAAAAAGCGCATCGATGATTATCAGAAACAACAGATGCTTTCTCATGGGAAATGGGTGCCGAAGGACTGCGAGATTAATGAACAAGGCGAGATATGGGGAGAGAAGATCAAGAGCAAGCACAGAGGATTTTGGATCAACTCGCTTTATTCGCCGTGGCTTAATTGGAGCGATATCGCCACTGAGTTTTTGAAATCAAAAGATTTTATTGAGCTGTTGATGAACTTCGTGAACTCGTGGTTGGCGGAGGTTTGGGAGGAGAAGATTGAGGAGACTACGGTTGATAGAGTCAGGGCGCACGCATGCGAGTATACCGAGGGAATTGTTCCGGATGAAGCGGTTGTCTTAACGGCGGGCATTGATGTTCAGAAAGATCATTTTTATTACGTCATACGTGGATGGGGTTATGAGGAGCAGTCTTGGCTTGTGCGGAGCGGTTCTTTGGAATACTGGGACGACTTAGTTGAGGTTCTGTTTAAGACGGAATACAGGAAATTTTCGGGAGAAGAAACGCTTCCGGTTTATATGACGTGTGTTGATTCCGGCTTCAGGACTGATGAGGTATATCACTTCTGCAGGAAATGGCATGATCGAGCGAAGGCGATCAAGGGGCAGGAGGAATTAACGGACGGCAGGTTTTATCGTGCGTCCAAGATCGATATCAATTCACGCACGGGAAGCATTATCAAAAATGGTCTTGTGTTATGGAATCTTAATGTCACGCAGTACAAGGATAAAATCAGCCGCCTCGTGGCGAGCAAGGATCCGGCGAAATGGCATTTGTTTAAGAATCCGTCAGATGAGTATCTTGCGCAGTTCACCGCAGAACATAAAGTTTTGATAAGAAACAGAAACACCGGCAAGGCGAAAGAAGTCTGGCAGAAGAAACGCTCCTCGATTGCGAATCATTATCTTGATGCGGAAGTCTACGCCATTGCGGCGGCGGATATAATCCGTGCGCTTAATCTGCGCAGAGATGAACGTACGGTTCATAAAGATATACGGCAGGAACACAGTCGTTCCAGCTGGATCCGCACAAGAGAAGGGTCGTGGATTTAATGGGCGGCAGATGGCTGAACAGGCACGAGAATTGGCTTCATAAAAAAACTGCCGAACGACGCCCGGTTGGACGGCCAGTTAATGACAGCGAGGCTTATGGGGTGAGATATATTCCTTTGAAGTGCCCAAAATGCCGGAGCAAAGACGTTAGATGTTATTCGAGCACGCCGCCTATCAGGTATCATGTTTGCCGGGACTGCGGCTATAATTTCAAATCCGTTGAGGCAAATGAAGAAAAATAATTATTACTATTTTGTAGTAACGACCCAGTTGAAAAAGATTTGAAGTGAGATAAACTTAAAGTAGAAGATTAAAGCGGGACAGCTGATCACTGCCGCCGCACCCAATAAGTTATAAAAACCCGATTCCTTAGCTAAGGGGGAGTCGGGTTTTTTTATTGGGCAGATAGGAGATTTATGAGCGCACCGACAAAACAGGAAATGCTTGATAACGTTGAGGCGGCGATTAACGCCAGAATGACCGGCGGGGCGGTGCAGTCATATTCTATCGGTGGGCGCAATTTGCAATACATAACATTGACGGAACTTATAAAACTGCGGGACAGTTTACGGCAGGAAATCGTCGCTGGGGGTTCCGGTTCCCGCACGTCATACGCAAGGTTTGATAATCCAGTATGAGCATAAAAGAAAAAGTGGCAAACAGTTTAGATGGTTTTATCGACTTCTTCTCGCCCAAGGCGGGTTTAAAGAGGCGGATGTTTCGTGAGGCGATTAAGTTATCCGATAAGTTCGGGTCTTATCGTGGAGCGGAAAAGAACAGGTTGCGTTCCTCGTGGCTTCCGGGCGGTGGATCAGCGGATCAGGACATTATTCCTGATCTGCCCGATTTGAGAGAGCGCAGTCGTGATTTAAACCGCAACGACGCACACGCTTCCGGGATCACGAGCACTATGACAACGAATGTTGTCGGCACTGGGATCCGGCCGCAGAGCAGGGTTGATAAAGAGGCGCTAGGGATCGCTGACAGCAAAGCGGATAAATTTCAAAAGATAGCTGAGCGTACGTGGAAATTATGGCTTCCATACGCCGACGCTGGCACCCGTATGGATTTTTACGAGATTCAGCAATTGGTTGACAGACAGATCCTTGAGAATGGTGAGGCGATAGTTATCCCGGTCATGCTTAAAGATAAAAACCGTCCGTTCTCGCTTGCGTTACAGGTTATAGAGTCAGATCGTTTGGCGACACCACCTGACAGGCGTGGGGATAAAACCGTTAGGGCGGGAGTTAAGATTGGCGAAAACGGAGAGCCGGTTTCTTATTTTATTCAAAAGACGCATCCCGGTGATTACCGGTTCGCAAAAGCGGAGGATCGGGAGTTCATTGAGATTCCCGCTCGTAATGAATACGGCAGACCGAACGTGTTCCATTTATATCCAATTCAGCGTTCTGGGCAGACTCGTGGAATTCCGTTTTTCTCGCCGGTGCTTACGTATTTCAAAGATTTGGCGGAGTACGCCGAAGCTGAACTTGTCGCCGCACGGATTGCGGCGTGTTTTTCGATATTTATCACTTCGGAAGCGTCGATGGATCTTAACACCGGATATGACCGCAACTTTCAAGGGCAATTTTTAGAGTCATTAGAGCCGGGAATGATAAGGCATCTTCTTCCGGGTGAGTCAATAACTTCGTTTAACCCGCAACGTCCGTCGGCGACTTTTGAGCCGTTTGTGGAAAAAATGCTCAGGGCGATTTCAGCGGCTTTGGGTTTGCCGTATGAACTCGTCGCTAAGGATTTCTCAAAGACGAATTACTCAAGCGCACGGGCGGCGCTTCTTGAGGCACGCAGGTATTTTAAGGTGAGGCAAGAGTGGCTCGCACGCAAGCTCTGCCAGCCGGTTTGGGAGATGGTTTTGGAGGAGGCGTATTTAAGGGGCGAGCTGGGGTCGATTTCGTTTTATGAGAATAAGCAGTATTGGGTCAACGCATCGTGGAT